ATTGTAAATAGTATATTAAAAATGATTTTTACTATAAATCTAATATATTTATAAAATAACGAATATTAAATTATATGCACAAAGCTAAGCATTCAAAGTTTAGAAATACAGGAATATTGTTTGAATTGCTCACTCGACAAGTGACTTCAGATATTTTATCGGGGAAAGACGAATCTTTTGCCAAGAACATTCTATTTAAATATTTTTCCGAAAATAAAGAATTAGGCAAAGAGCTACAACTGTATAACTTTTTGGTTAATGAAGTCGCTAAAGACGAAACACAAGCGGAAAAGTATATTGAAATTGTATTAAAACAAAGAGATAAATTAAATCAAAAATCATTAACATCCGAAAAATATAATTTAATCAAAGAAATTAAGGATGTTTATCCAATCAATGATTTATTTAAATCTAGTATTAAGAATTATAAAGTCTTAGCTTCAATATACAAAATTTTTGAAAATCACAGTGATAAAAATTCAAAGTTTGATGTAAAAGAAATTGTTTCTTCTAGAACCAGCATAGTTGAAAATTTATGTGGTTCTAGAAAAGTAGTTAAAGAAACAGAAGATGAAATGATCAATGTTTATAAACAACAAAATGAAGAAGTTCGTCTTTTGAGTTATAAAATATTGATTGAATCGTTAAATGAAAAGTATAAAGATTTGGATTCAAGTCAAAAAAATCTATTAAAAGAATATATTAATAGTATAAGCAATACAAATTCTTTGAAGAAATTAATTGATTCTGAAGTAACAAATGTCAAGAAACAATTATCTGAATTAACATCTAAAATTTCTGATGATGTTATCAAGATTAAGATTAATGAAACCGTAAAACAACTTGATAATGTTAATAAATTTAATCTTGTTAAAGATAATCAAGTTATGATTTTATTGTTGTCATATGAATTGATAAAAGAAATTAAGAATCAACTTTAATATGAACAAAACAAAAGAAATTATTAAATCGGATGGATCTTTGAAACAAAAGATCAAAGAATTAATTAAACAAGTAATAGATGAAATTACTACATCTTCTGCTGCGGGTAGTGGAGAAGGATCTGCTGGTGTACCTAGAGTTCCAACTTGGGTTTCCAAGAAGAAAAACGGCAGAGCAGATTTAGGTACTGTTCTTGGATATACTCTTGCAAAACCAGTAAATGAAGCTGCTGATCCAAACGCACAACCTCCACAACAAGGTGGCGAACAAGGACAACAAGATTCAAATTTATATGATGCTAAATCTGATTTGAGTGATTTTGAAAGCAGAGTATCACAATCCACTTTACAAAACAAGTCCAGTTTTCAAAATAAAATACTGAGCAAAATTGGAAATAAACAAGTACAATTGAGAGCATCAAAAGGATATGGACAACCAGAAAAAGATTATATTGTTAATGTTTCTGGTGTAAGCATTGATTTTTATTATGAAAAATATGTCATCATAGTAAAAGGTAGAGAACAAGGTAAACAAAAAGAAAGTGAATACTTTGTTAAAGCACCATATCAAATTAAAATTTTAGGTAATGCAGTTGTTACACCTTCTGTTAAAAAGAAACAACAACAAGCTCCTGCAGCACCAGTTGCGCCTGTTGTACCAACAAACGCTGCAACAAAAGGAGTATAATAAATATGAATAAAAAATTATTAGTAGATTTCATAACATTTGATGTAGATAAATCGGTGCTCACTGAAGCAATGGCTAAAGGCGGACCATTTACTGTACAAGGTGTTTTACAAAGAGCTGAAGCTAAAAATTTCAACGGTAGAGTTTATGGGAAAGAACTTTTAGAAAGAGAAGCTCAAAAATATGATGAAAATTTCATAAGAGAACGAAGAGCACTTGGTGAATTGGATCATCCAGATAGCAGCGTTGTGAATTTAAAAAATGTAAGTCACAATGTTAAAAGAATGTATTGGAGTGGCAATGATTTAATGGGTGAAGTTGAAATTTTAACTACTCCAAGTGGTAATATTTTAAAAGAACTACTTAATTGTGGCATTAAATTGGGTATTAGTTCCAGAGGAATGGGAAGTGTTAAAAAGAATGTACATGAAGGTACTGATGAAGTGCAAGATGATTTTGAATTAATTGCATTTGATTTTGTTAGTAATCCGTCAACTAAAGGTGCATTTATGTTTCCATCTGGAGAACAATCTTTACAAGAAGGAATTGTAAAAAATCCATTAACTAATAAATGGGAAAAAGTAGAAGATTTAATTCGTGACATTTTAGGAGAAATTAAATAATTATATTATATGATTAAATTAGCTGAAATAGCAGAAACTTTGGGTATTAAACAACAACGATCTGCACCACAACAACCACAAGGTGTTGCGGAAACACCCATACCAGTAAAGACACTCACCAAAGAAGAAAAGAAAGCTCTTTATGAATTGGTAAACAATTATAATGAATATGGTAAAGTTCTTTATGAATATCATCAATTGATGAAAATTGCTGAAAACATTGATAAGATATCACAGTATGCAGAAACCTATGCATTAAATGAATCTGGCGATTGGATGCAAGAAAATACCGCAATTCGTCATTTCAAAGATTTAAAAAGGATGTCTGAAGCATTTAAAAAGAATGCGGTTAAATGTCAACAACAAAATTCTGAAATGGTAAGTTTGTATGAAGATATGGGAAATATTCTTGAAAAGTACTTTGAAATTAAGAACCATTAAAATATTCTAAATAGAAACGAAAAACCCCACTGTAAAAAGTGGGGTTTATTTTTTAAGTTTCTACTGAACCAAGTTCATCTATTTTGTTTAACATATCGTTGAATGTTTTAAACAAATGTTTTAAATCATTGATTAATAAAACATAATCATCATCTGTTTTATATACTTTGAAAGTATAATCGTCCATGTGCCTTTGATTTTTTACTTTTAAAATCATTCTAGCATCACCTTCTGGTTCAAATCCCATTCCATATAACATGTCTATTTCTTTCCAATCCCAACCATTTGGGTGATCAATATCATTTATTTTGTATTCTTTTTCTTCGTTTTCTTTTGTAATGAATGATTTTAAATGTGTCATAATTAATTATTGATTTTGATTGCGTCTTTTATGAAACTATATAATTCATTTTTAATTTCACCTTCTCCAGTATCATTTGTAATTGGATCAGACAATTTATAACGAACTTCGGCAGAAGGTTTATCAAAATCATCTTCATTTTCATAGGGTGTATACCATACGCCGTATTTAAAAGAATTCTTAGTATCATCTTCTTCATTTGTCAATTTTTTAATGACAAATTTAATTGTATTTTCGTTGAATTCTTTATCAAAACTTAATTCCATGCCAGATCCTGCATTTTTATTATTTACAGGTCCAGTTATTTCTGCAATCTTTGCAACTTCAAATGGTTTAAAATCAAGTCCTTGATTTTTATTTAATTCATCTCTAAACTTAACATTCTTTTTATTAAGTTCTGCGGTTTCATTAATGGTATTTGCGAATGATTTACGAAAGATTTCTTTCAATTTTGTTCGTATTTCATTCTTTTTTGAATCTGGTATATTTGCATGTAATGCTGCTAAATATCGTTTAACACTGCCTTTAGTACATCCCATTTTTTTACCAGTATCTGTATTAAAGATACATTTTCCTACAATTTTATATGGCATAATAGTATAAATATCAATAATTTTTAATACTTTCATTTTTTTATTTATATTTATTTAACAGTAATACGACATTTCCTTTGTCGCAACATATAATTTAATAATCTTCATTGAAGTTCATGTATTCTAAATAACTTCACCTAAATAAGGAAAAACAAATATGTCAAATCTATTAAAAGAAGCTATTGCTGACGCTAAAGCTGTACGTGCTACAGCACTCGCAAACGCAAAAGCAGCGTTGGAAGAAGCATTCCAACCAAAGTTAGAAGCTATGTTAGCTGAAAAATTAAAAAACGAAATTTCTGAAGGTGAATATGGTTCAGATGAAGTATCTGAAACAATGCCAATGGAAATGTCCGCATCAGATGATGCAATGGATGAAAGAATGCAAATCTCTGATGATGAATTAAATGAAATTCTCGCAGAATTAGAAGGTGAATTGGATGAAGCCGGTCAAGTTGATCCAAATGTTCCTGTAGCACCTGCTCCAGTTGATCCAATGGCTCAAGCACCTGCTCCAGTAGCACCTGCTCCAGTTGATCCAATGGCTCAAGCACCTGCTCCAGTTGACCCAATGACTCAAGCACCTGCTCCAGTAGCACCTGCTCCAGTTGCTGAAGACACAGGAGAAGATGAAATGGTTGATTTACAAGAACTTCTTGATTCCTTGAATGATGATGAATCCGTCGGTGAAGAAATCACTGAAGGTGAAGAAGAAGACGAAGACGAAGAACCAGTTGACGAAAAGATTGAAGATGAAAAGGTTGCTGAATCTCTTCAATCTGAATTGAACGAAGCTATGTCTACTGTTCAATATCTACGTGATCAACTAAACGAAGTTAATTTGTTGAATGCTAAATTGCTATATACAAATAAACTATTTAATGCCTTTAACCTCGACCAAAAGCAAAAACTTAAGGTTGTGGAAACGTTCGACTTGGCTAAGTCCATCCGTGAAGTCAAGTTGAGTTATACAATTTTGTCCGAATCATATAGTTTAGGTGGATCAGTTGTCAAGAAAACGAATACAACTGCGAAAACAATCACCGAAGGTTTGGCAAGTAAACCAGTTGCATCAACCGCTCCTAAAAAGGAATTGATTGTAGAAAACAGCAACGTGATGGCTTTAAGATTCCAAAAACTCGCCGGAATTAAGAAGTAAAAGTAAGGTGAGTAAAAACTAACTATAAAATAAATTCAAAATATGAGTGATATTAAATCATTATTGACAAACAATATGAATCCACAGGCTAAGTTAATGACTGAAACCCGTGGATTACAAAGCAAATGGGACAAGACAGGTCTTCTTGAAGGACTAAACGGTGTCGATAAGGCACACATGTCCATCTTGCTTGAAAACCAAGCACAACAATTGTTAAACGAAGCTACCGCCACTGGTACTTCTGCTAACAGTGAACAATGGGCAGGCGTAGCTCTCCCACTCGTTCGTCGTGTATTCGCTGAAATCTCCGCTAAGGAATTCGTTTCAGTACAACCAATGAATCTACCATCTGGTCTAATCTTCTATCTAGACTTCAAGTATGGTACTACCCGTAATGGTCTTCCAGGCCAAAACGGTTATAACGGTCAATCACTATTCGGTGGTACAGGACTAAAACTTGGTTCTACCGATACTGCAGCAAACGGTCTATACGGTGTAGGTCGTTATGCTTATACCGAAAACTACACATCTTCTGTATTTGCAGCAACAACCGGATCAGTAAGTTTCAGTGATGTTGATTTGAATTCAGCCTATGTTGCTACTGGTTCTTATAGAAAACTAACAGTAGATGTTGGTAACAACGTTGGCTCATTAATCGACTTGAATGCAGTAAGAAGCTTTGCTTTGAGTGGTTCATCAATCGATCCAACACTTCAAATCAATGAAATGACAAAGGTATACAATACCGGTACATTGGCTTCCCCAACATATAAAATTCAATTCATTGTTACTGGTTCACAAGCACCTGTACAAGGTGCAAATGCAACATTGACATTCACAAAACAACCTACTGATGCTACCCGTGGTGACTTCGAAGATAGAGGTACTTCTGCAGGCGCAGGTACATCTGGTTTGTCTACTGATATCAACATTCCAGAAGTTAACTTGGAACTTAAGAGCGAACCAATCGTTGCTAAGACTCGTAAGTTAAAGGCAGTCTGGACACCAGAATTGGCTCAAGACTTGAATGCTTACCACAGCATTGATGCAGAAGCAGAATTGACTGCTCTATTGAGTGAATATGTATCAATGGAAATTGATCTTGAAATCATGGACATGTTGATTAATGCTGCTCCAGCATTGACAACTGAAGGATGGTCTGCAGTAATCGGTAAGGACATCATCAAGGGTGCTAACGATGCTAACGGTCTACCAACATTCACCGTAAATAACGATGCAACCAATCGTACTGCTTACGTAAAGAGCACTTGGTTCTCAACACTTGGTAACAAGATCCAAAAGGTATCTAACAAGATTCACCAATTGACTCTTCGTGGTGGTGCAAACTTCTTGGTCGTAGGACCAGATGTAGCAACCATCTTGGAATCAATCCCAGGATATGTTGTTAACACTGACGGTGATAGTGCTAAGTTCGCAATGGGTGTAAGTCGTGTTGGTAGCTTCGCAAGTCGCTTCCAAGTCTACAAGAACCCATACATGCAAGAAAACACCATCTTGATGGGCTTCCGTGGAAATAACTTCCTCGAAACAGGCGCAGTATATGCTCCATATATCCCACTCGTACAAACTCCATTGGTATACGATCCAGTCAATTTCACCCCACGTCGTGGAGTATTGACTCGTTATGCTAAGAAAGTCGTTAGACCAGAGTTCTACGGTAAAATCTATGTATCTGATTTAGATCAGATCTAAGCTTAACTGATATAGATTAAACAATGACCCCGGCAGAAATGCCGGGGTTTTTTATTTTTAAATTCTATTTATATAGTATGATATATTTGAGTGACATTGTGGATGCTATTGTTGAAAAGAGTGAACCAATGAAGTTGGTTAAAGAAGTTGGTATTAGTGATAGATTGAAGTATCATTTGGATAATAGA